GATTTATCAATTGCTTGGTCTAATTCTCTAGATATATTTCTAGCACCTGCTGCATCTGCAGCTCTCTCACCTACAGAAGTTCTTTCTATGTCAAAAAACTCTTGAGTCTTACCACTACGTGCCCTGAACCCTGATGCAATTTTATCTATAAACCTATCTAGTTTAGAGTTTGCTACATCTAATTGTTTGTTTCGATCAGTAAGTCTTTTAATAATTTTACCTGTACCACCAATGATACCTGTAAATAGTGCGCCCTCTGTACCAAACTTAACTCTATTTAATAGTTCTCTTGTTGGATCATCATCTGTTGATGATCTATCTATAGCTGTTGGACCACCAATAAAATCTCCAAAAGTACCAAGTTGTTCTACATCACCAACAAACACAGCCTCAGCAACACCACCACCTAAAGCACCTGCAATAAATTTATTTGTCTTACCTCGTGCATTTAATTCTAATGCTTCGTCAATACCTTTTTTAAGATTTGGATTTGTAGTTTTAAAATATTTACCGTTACGACCAGCACGCATAGCATCGTCTGCTAGTTGTGCACCAATTTTCATACCTCTTACAGCAGGTATACCTATATTAACCAATGCCTCTGTAATTCTACCAGCGGCTGTTGCCTCTGCTTTCTCATCAAACTCTGTAAGATCATCAAAAAATGCTTCTACTCTTGCAGCTCTGTTTTGATCTACACCAAGATCTAATAAAGTACCACCAAGAGAGAAAAACCCTTTTGGTATTGCAATCAAACCTGATGCAACACCTGATAATACAGACTCTATTGTGCCAACTTTATTTTCATTACTAGACGATTGCCCAGCTAAATATTCTTCTATAGTAGCCATGTGTTACCCCAAAGCTAATGTTCTTGTGTTTCCGTTCTCGTCTACTAAAATTACACTTTTATCTATGATATAAACACCTGGTCCTTTGTTTTCTGCCTCAACTATTTTTTTAACAAGATCTGCGTCTGTTGTGTAATCATCTAATTTTCTTAATTTAATAGTTTCAGATGTATCTTTTAAAATAGTGGGCTCTACACCTAAACTTCTAATAACAGAATTATACACATTGTTTGTAGAATTTATTCCACCATCAGCTTTTGCTCCTGCTTGTATGTTTTCTATTAAACTACCACCAGATAATTGTTTGTCTGCTAGGTCTATTTTCTTTTTAGTTAGCTCTGCAGCTAATTTAGCAGATGGATCAGATGCTTTGATATCTTTTTGTATCTCACCTTTAAGTATTGCAGCATCGATTTGTTTTTTAAGATCTGCAGACTTATCTAAGTTTTTAGATATAGCGTCTATAATTCTTGTTTGTAAAGCACCTGATTTAAGAGAACCTTTAAGATCTCCACCTTCCTCTTGTATAATTTTACTAGCATCAATAAGTGAATCATATGCAGCACCTTTTTGCATCTTATCAATACCCATAAGTTTGTAATATCTTTCTCTATTCGCTTCTATTCTATCTTTTGTTAAGTCATCTACATTTGGTTTTGGTTTTGAATCAGGTAACGGTTTTCTTGGATCTCCTACCATTGCTTCATCACCAGTAAACTGTCTGCCCTCTCCTGATTTAATATTTTTAGGATCGTTAGGATCAGGTGTACCATCAGGTAGTAATGCACCACCTCCATAATAAAGCCCTGCTGCAACTGTTAATGGAGATTTAGCAAGTGATTTAGCACCTTTAAATATTGTTGAACCTGTTTTACCAGCTAAACCTGCGCCACCTGTAAGCAATCTACCTTCAGGTGATGCAGCTAAATATTTTCCAAATATATTTGGTTGAAATTTTTCTACAGGTTTTAATCCTAACAGTTTTCCACCTCTAGATTGTCTTGCAACAAACTGACCAAAAGGTCTTGCTAAAGCTCTACCTGCAGCGAATACTAATGGTGCAAATTGAATAGCATATTTTTGACGACCACTAGAGTCTTGTGGTGCTAAAGGACTACCAACAGTATTACTCATTTGTGGCTCTTTCATACCATCCATGATCCCTTCTTTAATGGGGCCACCTGATCTAAACATAGGTCTTTTTAATGGTCTCATTCTATTAACCGTATAGTTTACCAAATAATCCAGCAATACCCGTAGCTGTACTTAAAGCTGTAGCAAAAGGACTTGCCGCTCCACCACCTGGGTCAACCACCGCAGATGCAGGAGATAAACCTGCGAGTCTAGCTAATCCTGATCCAAATCTATCTAATCTTTGTGCAGGTTCAAACGCACCTGTTCTTGCAGCAGCTGCATCAGCTTGTAATTGTGCTTGTGTAATACCTTGTCTAAACGCTCCAAGGTTACCAAGTGCAGAAACATCCTGACCTAGTGATCCTCTCTGGAAGTTAGATAGTCCCATCTGTTGTGCCGCTAGATTACCTTGGTTTTGAAATGCTTGTTGTGCTAAATTTTGTGCTTGTGTAAATCCTTGTTGTTGTAGCTGTGCAAGTAAATTTGCTCTATTTCTTAAATTACCTGTTTCAAACTCACCTAATGCAACACCTTCTCTACCACCACCAAAAGCTCCTGCCGTAACTGCTTGATCTCTAATATTCTGTCTTCCTATTGCAGCTTGTCTATCAAAATCCTGTAGTGTTGTGTCAATAACCTGTTGTTGAAAAGGCGACATGAATTGTTGAAACGCCTGTGGACCGGTTAGTCCTGCCTGTTGTCCTACGGCTGATTGTGCTGCCTGTAAAAATGGTTGAAAAGATCCAACACCAGATCGTGCTAGATTAATTGCTTGTGTTTGTAAAGGATCCTCGCCAGCAACAAACTGTCTACCTGTAAATGCACTTGTTTTTATAGGTACCGCTGTAGATGCTGTTAACTGTTTGGCAAAATCTTTGGCTGTATCTTGTAAATAATCTGGTAATGACATTATGCTAATCTACCCTCCATCATTTGTGCTTGATCAAACATTGCTTGCGCAGGATTCATACCTTGCGATTCTTCTGATATAGTACCACCTGCCTCTAGATTGTCCATCATGTTTTGCATGACCTCGGCGCCTTTATCTATATCACCACCGCCTGCATTTCTCACAGCATCTGCTGTAAATACAAATTCATTTTTACTTAATCTTGCTGGCACATCGTCAGCTCGCTCTTCTGCTCCTATTGGCACAAAACCACCCTCTCTATAGTCTTTTTCCATACCACCTAGATCCATGATACCACCTTCTTTGGCATCTGTAATACCTTTTGATATATTAAATTCTTCTCTTAACATTTCCATTTCATCTGCAGTTAACTCTCTTAATGGTTTTTGAAACATGTCCATTGCCATTCTTTTTAATGTTTCTGATTTAAAACCTTCACCTAATACTAGTTTACCCTCGTCGTATCCTTCTCTTGGTATATCAGCTAATCCACCTTCAGCAGCGTAGAAATTATCTACAAATTTTGGTTTAGGTAAAAATCTTAGACTTGGGTCCTGATTTCTAGCCTGTGCAACTATATTAGCAATACTATCTGGTGTTACCGTGAACGGAGTATCTGGCTCTTCTTCCTCTTCATCACCACCACCCATCAAAAATGGTGCAGCTATACCTGCAGCGCCTAGACCTGTGAGTGCTGTTCTACCTAAACTAAAAGCCCCTGCTTTATCAAAAAATAAAGGTTTTAAAAAACTTTTTGACAACGCGCTGCCAGGCGTAAAAGCAGCACCTAAATTACTTAATACAGAGCTTGGTGCAAATGTAGAAAGTCTAGCTAAAGACCCTATTCCTTTACCAGCTCCAAGAGCCCCTAAACCACCAGTAAGAGCATATAGTGCAGCAGCTTTACCTATTGGTGATTTAACTATTTTTTTAACAGCTCTTTTGGCTTTCTTTACAATCTTACCTAGAAAAAACCTCTGTCTAGGTTCTTCTAATGTCATAAGTCCGCCACCTGCTCGTAGTTGTCTTTCCATCTGCATTCTAGATATTGTCATATTTTAGCCTAAATTATCTTTGTATCGTGTTTTATTGTTATAATCAATCATATATATCGACTAGGTCTGCTAGTCCTCCCATCATAAAATCCATTCTTCTGTTTGTACCATCGATAAAACCACCGTCTTTTTCTCCACCACCTGGATCAAACGGGTCGTTGTAGCCTACTTCAGCACCAGAACTATCTCTCTGTACGCCAGCTGCACCACTAGCATAAGCACTATCATCACCTCTAGAAAAACGGTCATAGGCTGATTCTATTGTAGCTAAGTCTTGTTGTCTTTGCTCTCTTTGTTCTTTTTTTAATTGAGCTTGAAACGCCTCTTCTTGTCTTTTCTTTTCTTGTTCCCTAAGTTCATTTCTCTCTTTTGTTTTTTGTAAATAGTATTGTTGTTTAGTTCTCATTAATTTAGTCATTGCATTTGCTCTTGCTACAGCTGCTGCATTTGTTCCTATATATTGTCCTGTAATAGGATCATAACTAAGTTCTTCATCATCGGTTATTCCAAACTGATCTTGATATTTATCTGTTAATCTTCCTGATAAAGAGTCACCGAGTTTTGTTGCTTCTATACCAACTCTTTCTGCATAGTTACCAAAACCAGACCTAACATTTAAACCAAACGGATCTTTAGATCCTCCTGTTGTATTATCACCAAATACTGTCGGGCCAGTATAACCCATGTTAGCTGCAATAAAAGCTTGATCAGGTCTACTTAAAGTTCCAAATTTATCAAACCTACTTAAAAATGCTGATACAATACCTGGTTGAAAACTTGGTTCTTGATAACCCTCAGCCATAATTTCATCTGCTGATTGCGGTGTTAAAAAATCCCGTACTTTACCAGCGAAAGTTTGTTCTTGAGGAATACCTATGTTTTCAGCTAAGATTGAACTTGCTTCAGTTGCTGGCAGATCTCTCATTGTTTTAAAACCTAAAAATCTGTCAGATGGATTATTAAGTCTGTTTTGTCTATCATCTACTGCTTTTTGAAAAGCAGTTGTTAGATCTGTTGCGGTTCCACTAAAAGGCACACCGCTTCCGCCTCCGCCACCGCCTTGATTTAAAACTGTATTTATACCTGTGGCTGCAGCAGCTCCACCCATATTTGTTGTTGTCGGTGGTGTATAAACACCATCACTAAACATTTCTTGTGGTTGAAAAAAGAAACCTTGATTATAGATGTCTTGATCTCTTTGATTATAAAAACTTGGTGCTGAAAATATTGACATAATTATATTTTTGAATCACCACCAATCGGCAATGACTCCACTGTTAGTTTTACACTTCTAGAGATATCTTCTCTTTTAGTATTTGTATCTGGGTTATTAACATCAGAATCTGCTTCTGCATCCGACATGTATTCTTGACCCGTCTTTAAATTTTTTAAGGTAACCTCACATTCTGGTGTAATAACCACTGTTGGTTTACCGTTTATCTCTCTTATCTCTTTTTTAGCTTTTGTTTCTATAAATGGCATTAGTCTCTATTAATCTCCAATATTGATACAATAACATGTAATTCATTTGCATCTGATGCTTGTGCCTTTAATACCTCATTTTCTTCTAAAATTAAAGGGTGAGTTAACAGCTCAGTTGTTGATTTTGAGGATATTGTTTTGTCTTTGAACAGACTAAATACTGCAGATGCAGCGTTTACTATAGTAAAAGTTATATCGCATCCTGATCCAGCGTCTTCCGATACTAATATACTTTTAATTATAGCTCTAGAACTTGAAGGTGTAGTATATATCACCGTATTATCTGTGGTAGTTAAATCTACTAATTCATTTTTATATATATTAGCCACTTATAAACCAAGAGAATCTCTCTTGCTCCTGTTTAACTTCGTCCAAAAATGTAGAATTTAATTGATCTTTCATTAATGTCAAAGCTCTGTTTATTTGTTTTTGGTTAGATACATTATAATCTTCTTTTGGTTCTGGTATTCTTATATTTATTTTAGCCATTATCTTCTACCATCCGGTTGTATATCTAATCTTAATGTTCCAAATCTCCATTTTTCACTAACAGCATCATTTTCTATTTTAATGTTTACAAAACGTCCTCTAGCTCTTGTATCTTTTTTATCTGTAGTAGGAGTCACTGTAAAAGGACTTAATGTTGTTGTGCTATCTGATTGTTGTGGATATCTTTTTATAGCTAGACTTATTTTTGAATTACCTTGTAAATCTTTAAAATCAGGTATGAATCTTCTAACAGCTAAAAAAACTTCACCAGCTATCGATGGTCCTTTAAAAGACCTCTGCTGCATATCAAAATCAAAAGACTTTATAAAAGATGTTACAATTGTAGTACTACCATCTTCATTAACTTGATCGGTCCCTGTTTCGTGTTCAAAGTATTTTGTTTGTCCTAAACCATCTTGACCTATGACCACAGGAAAAGTTCCGTTGGATGTGCTATCATATTTTGTAGCGTATGGTGTTGGGTATATGGTTGCATCCATCCAGCTAGTTCTTGCTTCTGTTCCTGTGTACCAAACTCCACCTGGAACTTTTGTTAATACGGATTCACCATAATTATATACAACATACTTATCATTAAAAGTTGAGTTAGATGATGGATAATACCAAATAACTTCTGTAAATAAATTATTTAATCCTGCAGCAACTTGTTGTCCTTTTGTAGTATCAAAATTATTAAATACAAAATCTTCAACAGAACATGGTAATGATTTGACCGTACCATCGAATAGGAAGAAACCATTTGGACTTAACCAGAATGCAGCTCCATCTATTTCAACAACTGCATTTTTACCTATTAATCCACAGTTTGTACCTACTTGTTCAAAACTAAATGTAAAAGGAGCACCAATAAACTTCATGGTATATAATGCATTATCTGTCCATATAAGAATAACTTCTTTTGCTTTTATAGCACCAACTATTTTTGTTCCATCTTGTAGTCTTTGTGTACCCGCTGAATTTGTTGCAGAGGGTGAATAAGTATTAATATTTTCTTGATCAGAAAATCTTATAAACATATCATCCTGTGTAGTTGTAGTGCCGATAGTTGTTTCTGTTCCAAGGTGAATTAAGTGTCTTGTTGTTGGTGATATTAATGTAACCCTTGATGCAGTCGGATTATTAGATGTTTCAAAACTAGATGTTGTTGTAGATGCTCTTGTAGTCAAAGGCGCTGCGGCCCCTGCGTTCCATGTAAAAGTTTTACCGTTTGCAATAGTTGCAATAAGCACTTGTCCAAAATTATCTAGACTCCATAGTCCTGGTTCTAATACAACAGTTGATGCATTAACTGCGCTACCAAAACCAGAAAAATTTGTAGCATTAGATACTGTAGCACCACTGCTGTGTGCCTGTCCATTTGATGTACCAATTGTTGCCGTTCCGTTTGTACCTCTGGTGATACCAGTTAAGTCATTAGAACTTATTCCTGTATAAGTTATTAGCTCGTTACCAACAGCTATGGTTCCACCACCTGTTGGAAAACCTGTAACCGATGTTAAAGTTATTGCCGTACCAGATCCTCCTGTACCAGCAGTATCTGCATTAAGCGCACCATTTAAAGTTGTTGTTGCAACCCCAGATACTGTTCCTCCAAAGTTACCAATACCAAAACCATATCCATAAGATTGTGCTGCAGGACCAACTGGCTCATAAGGTTTTATACTTATACTACCTCCAGTAGATACATTTCCTCCAGCGTTTGATGATTGTGTTATTGTAAAAGTATCTGATGTTGGAACTGTAGATACTTGAAAAACTTTATCTTCAAAATCAGAGGCAGAAAAACCTGTGCCACTTGGTAAAGTTACTGAATCTAATAATATTATATCTCCAGCTGCTAGACCATGTGATGCTTTTGTTATTGTACAAATAGGAGAAGCATTGACAGTTGCAATTGTTGCAGAGGTTAAAGTAGATTTTAAAGGTGTAACATCATGAAGTTGACCTTCAAAGTATACAAGTAAAAACTTATCTGTTCCAAGTGCAACATATCTGTTACCATCAAGGTCAACAAAAGAGTGTTGTTTTCTAACAACACCAACAATAGAATCAGAAACTAAAGAAGACCAACCACCTACTTTTTCTGGTAGACCATATCTAAATCTAACATTGTCAGAGTCTATCCATCTGTTCTCTGCACCTACCGTTGTGCTCTG